CTTAGAACAACGACCTGATTCATCTTTAATAATAACATATCTACCATTTTTTGCAGTTGCTGGCATTGTTATTGTCACTATACCTGGATAGTTAACTCCAATATAATAATCTCTTCTTCCAACTGTATACGTTGGTGTTGTGACTAATGTTGTTTGATGATCCAAAGTAATAACATCTGCTGCGCCACTTCCTGGTCCAGCATTTTGAATCTTTCCAATCCACTGCTCTAAAAATTTAATCTTTTTTTTGATTATGGTTATATCATTCTCTGATGTATTGTCAACTGTTGTTTTTGGTGTAGCTAACCACTTATCTAAATCTGCCAATGGCAAAGCTGGAACAATTTGCTGGGGTGGTGGAATCTCTCCAATTGGAGTCGGAAGAGAGACCACTTCAGTTAAAACCTTTTCTTCCTCTTTAGGCTGTTCCTTTATTTGTTCTTGTATTATTTCTTCTTTCTGTTTCTTTAAAGAAGCAAGTTCAGAGAATAAAGAATCGAGATCAGTTTCAACTGACTCGCGAACTTTTTCTGCAATCTTTTTATTCTTCTGAACAACAGGATCATTCGCTCGTAATTGAGCCATCTCAGAAAACAATCCCTCAAGACCAACCTGAATGTTTTCTTTTATCTCTTTAGTCTGTTTAGCGACAGGACTATTCTTTTTCGCATCAGAAACTAATTTAAACAGTTCGTTTAAATCACCACTCATCTTTGCCATCCTTTGATAATATCCGCACTAAAGTTATTGCGGCTAAATTCCATTCGATCGACTATCTTCACCGCACCACCCTTTAGATGATCAATGGCAACGAATCCCTCAACACCTGTGACCTTGAACCCACTTGGAGTTTTAACGAAAGTTGCTATGTGTCCTGCCTGATTCATCTTATTGATAATTGGAAGTTTTGCATCTGCAATTGCATTTACAAGATCAAATAGTTTCTCGATCTGCGTCTTTGGATGGTTGGCGAAAAATGCCAGAATCTTCTTACGCTTTTCTTCCTGGGCAGACTTTCCCTTCTCAGTTTTCTTAGACTCTATCTCTTTTTGATATTTATCATAGATGTAGTGGAACAATCCTTCAACATGTGCGCTTACATTTTCTACCTTTTCACCTGAGCGAATTTTGGTATTGTTATATGTTTTCACAAGAATCAATAAATCTTCATCCTGACTAATAGCATTTAAAGTCGCAGTGTTAATCTCTGAAAATTTAGTTTCGAGATTTGAAATAACAGAATCAATTTGTTTTGTTTCTGCCGCACTGAAGTTAGCGACGCCAGAATAATCTTTATAGTTAGCATCGTCCATCCATACAGATGAGGCATGAGTCATTTTTGTTACGATACTTTTACCAAAAGATGCAGTCATTGTTTCAAATGATGACCCAGTATATGTTGTGTGCCATACGACACCAATCTTTGCAGTTTTAATTTTCTTGGCGAGTTCGCTGTCAAATGGAACTGCATAAACAATAGTGTTTGGATGGAAGGTTATATACTTCTCACCATTGATTGTTTGCATTTTAAGATCTGCTGATGTGAACATCAAGTCACCTTGATACACGCCAGACTTAATGCCAAGTTTCTTAAACTCAGTCAAAGCAATTTTAAGTTTGACTGCCAGATCACCATCGGTATCAGCATCAATCTCTGCAGCTGTTTTATATACTTTAGGATTCTTATTGAAGACACCCTTCTTGGCGACAAAGAATTTTTTATCGCGTGGGTCAATACCAGCAAACACAGCAGGAGCACCATCCCACTTTACGGTTGCTGTTACTTTTTTGGTAGATGTGCCTGCCAACATATCACGCAGGTCTTTAAGGAATTTAATTGCTTTGTTGACGCCAGCTGAACCCTCATTGAACACGAGATCTTCAATGTGCTCCATGTGCACGTTTTTCTCTTCTGCAATGATAGTCTTCAACGTCTTCATATAACTATTATACCTGATTTTTGCATTAAAGTAAAGTAATAACCCTGAACATTGTAAGGTTATTAAATTGTGACTATTACTGCTGTTGATGGAACTTTATCTGTTACAACTATTCTTCCTGCAGAATCTCCGCGAGAGGGAGATTTTCCATAAATTTTTGGTGTTCCATCTTTATCTTTTGAAGCAGGATCGAATCTTTGATCTTCTCTTCTCGCTCGAAGTCTAAAGTACAATTCATGAGATTTGGCGTACTCATCTGCTTTTATTAGAGAACCATTTAGTTTTATAGTATTTGTTTTAGCATCATATGGTCCAGAAACAGTCATTGGTCCAATGTACATGTAATCAATTGGTCCGCCCATAGCTACATTACCAACAACTATCTTTAACTTTGGTGCAGCGCTAATCTTACCAAATACATCTGGAACTTTATCACCAACACTTAACATTTTATTTAATTTGTTAAATGCTTCTGTCATAAATCTCTTCGCTATTCCTGGCACCGCAAGTTCTAGTCCACGAAGTCCTCCACCAGCGAGTGAGGGAGCAGACTCTCCTTTTAAAGAGCAGTTTATTTTCTTTATTGTATTGCCAGATTTGACATGAATCACGACGTCAGTATATGGTTCTGAACCAGTCAACTGTCTACCAGTATATTTCTCAGCATGAATCACACCAGAGATTTTAGTTTTACCTGCTACTAGTGTTATTGGATTTTTTGCGTTCTTTTTTACTGCGTCTGTTATCGCTTTAATGACGCCATTTTCTTGTCGTTCAGCAGATGCGCCAGCCATTTATCACTCCATTACTTGATAAACAACTATTTATGCTTACGTGACAAACGAACTTGTTTCTTATATTTGCGATCCCATTTCATTACCTGTTGCATGATCTTTGGAATGGCATGATTGTTTCGATAGTCGTAGTTGAAAGTGCGCAAAACATAATTCATATTCTTTGAATCTGCTTTGGACTTATTGGAACGGGAGATTAAAACTTCTGTTGGAATGTTTGGTTTGTTGTTGCGATAGTCGAAGAATATACAATGAGCATATGCTTGTATCTCATCAAACTCTGAGAGATACTTTCTCTCTTCATTCTTCTTTCTTTGCTTGACTGTTTTGTATGGGAGAACATAACCTGACCACTCTCCATCTCTGCGATCGAACTGCATGAAGTGTATTAACTCATGCATCTGGATCTGTATCAGTCTATACTTAAATTTATCCCACGTGATTTCTGTGAAGGGGAATCTATCGTAGTAATCCGTGTAGATATGGATACCGATCTGACGTGGCTCTGGATCATACTCACCACCTATCCCGACGTAGGTTAGATAGCACTTGGCTTTGGATTTCTCTTGGCGGAACTCAATCTTGGTTCGCCACTTTTTGAAGTAGTTGATTAATCCCCTGGAATCATTACGATAGTTATCTAGATCGTTCCAGATCTTTGCGGGAATAAATTTGGCTCTGAATGGACGCTCGTGAAAATTGAGCATCTCTATCCAGTCGTAGTCTAGCGTTTCTAGGAATTTCATTTTACATCCCAGAAAATTGTGGTGTTTTAGGTTAAATTTTTCTCCAAAAACTCCAGAATTTTCCCTTGTTCCTCTAAGTTGGTGTTGGAAAACTCAGTGATATAGGGCATTATCTCGAAATTAGATAGTATATTACTATATTTAGTCTCCCTTCCTTTTAAGAACTGTTCAGATTGATCCGACCCTCTTTCTTGATACCTTTGCTCCAGGATAGCCTTCGGTGCTTTTAAATAGACTACCTGCAGATCTACCTGAGGGAGTTTCATACAGAACTCTAGGAAGGACTGATTAAAGATCCTATCGCCCTCGAATAGGATATTAGACTTACAGTCGCTGACAAATTCTTGGGCTATGGGTTGAACTGCCATCGATAGTCGATCGGTTCCAGCAAAGGTCTCGCCTTCCTCATACTTACCAAGAACATAAAGATTTAACTCCTCACAGAATAGAGCAGGAAGCATCTTCTTGGGTTCGCATTTATTCCACTCATATGAGAGCATAAACTCTCTAAACAGAGTGGTCTTACCAGTTCCAGGAGATCCACCAACAGCAACAATCTTTCTCATACAAATGCCTCCAATCCATATAAAGGTTTCACTTCGTCGTCAAACATCCATTCTAACTTTTCCATTTTACCAGTATTGAGGAATGATAAGAATTTTTCTTTGTCGATACCTCTTTTGTGATCCAGTCGAAAGTCAATCGTTTCCTCTCTCGATTGCCACAAAACATCCCAGTCAATTCCATACCATCCGTCACTCTCACACTGCATAATTTCTTCTGCTTGACGATCAAGATAATATCCAAGATAACGTCCATGATGTTGCCTAAAGATCTTTTTGTACGAACAGAGACAGGTTTCCATGGTGAAGAAATCAACAACACTATTTAAATGCGGAAATCTGTTTCTAGTTTCCTCGAGGATCGATTTCGCTTCTTGTTCAAGTCTGTCATAATCTCCCGCAGTAAGTTTGACATCATAGTTGTCATCTTGTCCAATGGCGAGAAGAAGCCCATTACGATGACTGCGAGAGCCATCAAAATCATTAAGCATGAGGCTAGTAGGATTAATCCTAATCCCAGCAGTATGCTTAAGATGCTGAAGATAAAACCAAGTGCTATAACGACCAAACTTGTGAAGCCCAGTTTTAATGCTTGCCCACAAATTGTCAAATGACTGTTCTTCTGTATCACCATAATAACTCTCCAATACCTCTCGTTGTGTTTTGTTTCCAATAAACTTCTGGTAAGATGCGAACATAGAAGGCAGATGCCCTTTGTTCCACTTGGTGTCTGTTTGATAACGCAGACGTTTGTAGTTGGCAGTATTCCACTGCTCCATTCTATCAACTGTGGCGAGTTCAAAGTCAGGGAACTCATTCATTAGAATCCATGCAGTTGGTAGATAATACGTATTGCCATAGAGCCAGCATAACCAAAGACGCTGCTCATTGTTATGTAGATATCTTTTGTTTAGATAGTTAGTGCACCAAACCGCTGGGTCGCAATCGTTAAACTTTAATGACCACGCATACCAGCGGATAAATGATTCACGTCGATTTTCTTTTAAACGGTAGTCCATTAAAAGTTAATTGTTTGTTGTTTTTGGAATGAGTCGAGAACTACATACTTTATGTTACACTTTGGATGAAGACGCTTCATACCTTCTTTTAGTTTTTCTTCAGCAGATGCCCAGGAATCATGTTCAGAAATATTTCCGTGGTGTGTAACAATTAAACCTTCCCATGTATTCATACCACCCATTTTATTAATCACCGCACCGATACCAGCATTATAAATCGCTCCTGAAGATACAGATATAACAGCAAGTTTTGGATGCTGATACTCAACATGTTTAACAATCCAGTCAAGATCTGTTTTTGAATAAGTTTGAAAATTTAATTTGGCTTGTGCGTAATTAGTTTTAATACGCTTACGTGCCTCTATAAGATTACTAGAAATTGTACTCTTTGTCCATCGTGGATGAAGAATCTCTTCACAAGTAGTTTTAAATTTATCACTATCTAATAGTACAAAGTTTCTATCCTGATCTTCTAAATTATTAGTATACAAGTTGATAATAGCACGCTGACAGTCTTGTGGTGTGGGAGGTTTCTTAATCTGTGGATTATGGTTGGCGATAATACCGAAATGATCAATATTAGATTTTTTGTCTAGAAATTCACTGCTGTTAATATAGATAACTGGAGCAGATGTCCACCCTGCTTTAATAACTGCCTTAGAAGTATGATTCCCGTCAATAATAGTTTTAGAACCATCTTTTCCAACACAAACAATAATTGGAGAGATATTTTTTCGAGCCTCGACTGGATCATGAATCATGTTGTCAGAAATTGCGCGCACATGATTATGATCAATCATAATTAGTCGAACCTGATTGTGTTTAAACTTTACAATCTCGCTGACTAGTTCTTCAATCACTTCATATTTTTTGTCTTTAACAGACTGCCAAAGATTATCAACTAAGTCAGTATCAACAAAATTAAATATATCAATATGTTCGACTGGATCAACTCCGTTTATCCAATCGATTCCTATTTTGGCTTGTTCATCAGTAATTATTTTATAGTCTTGAATCCCAGCGCCACCACCATTTGATCGATTATAAAATTTATTATTACGTCGAGCATCACCATATTTAAGCAGTTTGCGTTCCATGGTAATAGCTGTAATTTTATCACCACGATAAAGAATTGAACGACGAAGTAATCCAAGAGACCATGCTTCTTTTAACTCTTGGTCCTCAGAAGAAAATACATAGCCGTCATTCACATCGGAATTCTTTCGAAATCCGATATACATTTTTCCATTATTAATATTTCGCCAGCCATAAACA